TGTTTAGTAAAATTAGAACGTATGTTGGGAAGATAGAGAGGAATAATGAACGAGTCAACGAGAGCATTAGAAGGGTCACAGAAGTGCAGCCTAAGAATGATGTGGAAAAGGCCATATATGATACGGTCACAACCATCCAGAAGACTGTGAAAGATCACAAATTGTTAGAGAACAATGATGCTGTTAATATATACTTGCAGTTAAGAAATCTCAGACATGACTTATGGATTGACTACATCAAGAAGGCCAGATCAAAGCCTTATTATAAGTTCAATGACATTAGAGTAGGCGAGTTCCATGATGCATTCCAACGGAAGTACCCTTCACCAGATATCCCTGAAAGATTGAGGAGGCTAACACCAGATATACTTATTCATGATACAGAGATGGATATAATATTCATAGGAGATGTTTCTTGCTCAAATTCCCAGATGGATGCAGATAGGAGGAAATACTTAAAGTATAAGGCAATAGCAGAGTTTTATTCTAGTAATGGTTATAGAGTCCGTCATGCAAACTTCATAATTGAAAATAACCTGCAGAATGTGACAAGCATGATTAGGGATTTCGAGACAACTGGCATCATAATGCCAGTGGTTGGCCTAAGGAACAGATACATACACTACCATAGGATGTGTAACACTGCCATGGAAGACTCATTGACTTACTCAGTGGATAAGGTTGCGACTGTGAACATGATATCAGTCATAGACAAAGAAGAAGACCCTTCCTACGATCAACTAATACTGCCGGAGGACATAAAATGGCCTGAAGTGATCGAAGCTGATCCTAAGGTAAGTGAAGAGGAGTTAGCTGAGATGATTAAACAAGAAGTAGCCAAAATGGATGAAAATTATTTTGATAAGGACATAATGCCAGCATTATCTGCAATAAATGAACTTGAGACCAGACAGATTGACAATCCAATTGATGAACCCAAAAGTACATTAAAAGTCTGTTCAAATCAATCTGATGTGGAAATCCACACTGGTCATAGGCTGATAGAAAGTTATCTGGCTGACATAATGTTATCTGAAGATGAAGTGATTATGGAGTATGTCAAGTGGTTATTACCATCTTCCAGGCAAATAGATATCATGAGGAAGTATCAGACAGAAGACATAGACAAGGTCAAGGCAAAAGAAAATGGAGTGTTTGGAAATTATCAATATAAAATACCAAGACACACCTCAGATAATATGTTAATAAACAAAACTATTGAACACTTAAGCAGGGGAAAGAAGCTACGGAATGAAAAAACTAAGCCAGAGACGATTTCTCCGGAAAGATTTGCAGAGATCTTTTCAAGTATGGAAGATACAGTGTATCATTATGGATCATTGAGTAACAAGCCACCCTTCCTGGATGACTCATGGGATTGTGCGACCCAATTAGAAGCAGATAATTCAGAAGAGATAAGACAGATATATAAATATGTGAGGAAAACAAACGGTGCACAGATATGCCATTCCTTATCAAATTTCTACCAGAGAGTGTGCCATCTGAAAACATCTCTGTCAACTAAAGACAATATATATGTGCCTCCAAATGGTAGTTTCATAGCTATTATTCCCAGTGACCATGCTCCTGTGACTAGCTCAAACTGCGACTTGCCAATGATCTTCATCACTAGAACCAAAAAAACTGAAAAGAGTCATAATGAGATCATAGCAATAAATGAATTCAACAACAAGTTTGAGACAGATGATTATGTGTATATGGTTTCGAAATTGTGTAGGTTGAATGTGTCAAAGATGGCAAACTGGGACCAAGCAGGATATAGGCTTACTGCTAATGCCACTTATATTTGCAGTCTTAACCAAAATGTGTCAATAGAAAGAGTTGTAGGAATTCTGACCCTAATGATGCTAGACGTGCACCAAAAGACATCAGAATTATTGGACCTACTAAAATATGTAGCATTCATGCCATTCTCTGATTTGACAAGACTATCATCACTGATAAGAGATAAGTTTGACATATTAATGAAGACAAAACTTGATGTGTGGACATTGGTCACATTAAAATATCTAATATATGAGCTGTCCTTAGTTGAGAAATTGAATGCAAGTAAGCCCAAACTCCAGCTGCACAATGGTATAGCTATCCATGAGAGTTTTGGAATGCATCTGGAACTACCATCCATATTTGACCTGAGCAAAAGGCACAACACTCCAGATAAGTATATAGAAGAGATCTCCATGATATACACTGTAAGGGGAAAACACTTGTATGGCTCACAATTTATGGACAAGTCTATCCAACAGACGGCACAGTGGGAAGATGATTACCAAGAAGAAGTTAAGAAATACTCAGGATGGGTCAAAGATGGTGAAGGTGACGGTGATTTCCCGTTCGATTCTAAATTTGCTTATTCGTCATCAGCAATAATACATGCCATGAGGACCTTTGATAAGATAGTCCCAGTGTCTAAGGGAAAGGCAATGAGAGAATTGACAAAAGGGACTTATAATGATTTTATGCACTACAATTGTAGTCTAAGGGGGTGTGTTAAGGAACCAAATGAGAGGTCTAAACCAAGTGATATTCACACAACCTCAATGGAAGCATGTCTAAAGAGATATCAAGATAATAATTATAGCACAGAGAAAGCGACATCTAATGAGGCAGCATATGACATGTTTAGATCTTCCAATAAGATGGAGTTTAGCATGTCTGAGAAAGAACAAAGAGGTGGTGGTAGGCCAATTGCAACCCCAACCTTGCTGACCAAAGCTGCATTGATGATGTTGGAAAAGCCAGAAGTTGCAATCGGGAAGCAATCTCCAAACAATATTATAGTGCCTGGGAAGCACAAACTCCAGGCACTATGTGAGTGTTACAAGAGATTCATAACTCAGGCAAGTGTGGAGGGGTATCAATTAGCATTCCAGGTCACTGAGGATCAGACTAAGTTCTCAGAGATGGACAATCCTAGGAAATTTAACACATATATAAACAACAATAGACATTTAGATGACAATGTGAAAAGAATACAACTGAAGACTGTAGAAATGTTATGCAACAGGACACATCTAGTCAAGAGGATGCCGGAAAATGTGCGTGACACAAAACTAGCACGGTATCTCAATCCACAGAAAAATGGTGTCAACACTACGATAGGCTGGCCGCAAGGGATGTGTAACTTCATGTCAACATCTATTCACATGATAGCCGATTATTGGATAACTGAGATGTATAATAAGGCATACCCAGAGAACAAGATAAAGACAGCAGGATTAGTCCACTCTGATGATTCATGGGTTGCAATTGCATGCAATGATATAAGTGACTTTGAAAGATTCTGTAAGTTCAGGATCATAGCAAAGAAGATGTTCTGCCTCAAAATGAATGAAAAGAAACTCTGGGCCAGCAGGTATTTAGGCGAACTAGTATCAAACTATAACATAAATGGTAATGTCCACCTTTGCATATCAAAAACTATTGCCAACAGTCTGAATGGGCTGACATACCAGAATTGGGTAATGGACGTGCACACACAAGTATCAAGCTTGCAACAGGCATACAGACAAGGGGCTAACATTCCAACATTGATACTCCTGGGGACAATATTAAGACAACAGATAATGTCCAGTTACCAAGTGAAAGGAAACCAAAAGGAATACATGGATATTCTGCCAATTGAGCTCGGCGGGTACCCAACAAACCCAGTATTTGATTTAGCAGTGAATGGAGTTAATTGCCATTATCACAAACTGCTTGATTATGTCAAAACGAACATAAGCTCAAAAATATCTACAATAATACTTAGGTGTCTAAGACTATCTATAATGAGGTTGAAATCACTTGAAGAAAATGATCACACCTTGGATGTTAGAAGAGCTGCTAAGACACAGTTCCTTAGGAATTACTTAACTACTGATGAGCAGAATGAAGGGAGCTTAAGGCTGGATTACACCAATATAAGATTGCCGTACCGTGGTGATGTTTTTTCATGCATAAACCATTTAATGCCACAAAGTGTGAAAATCAAAAAAACAGTGAAACGGATCAAAGCCCTCCCTTTCATAAGTGATGGCCTTGAAATGGTAGTCACCAGACCAAGGGAGTTGGACGTGTCTCTTGGACATCTTAAAGAACAGACATCAACTATGTTGTATACATTAGCTGCAGAGAAATACACCCAGAGTGCAAGGAGATTAGCAGTTAATCAGACTCTACAATCATCTGGCAAGACAGTCAGGTTATCTGGAATGGTGCCAATGACATACAATGAGTTGCTTCAGGCATTCCTTGAAATGGACAACGTCCCAAGAGCCACTGTTGATCAGCTTGCTGCTGCATTCACTGACTCAAACCCAATACCAGATATCACTGAAGCTATAATCTACAACTCAGATCATGAAGTGACAAACAAGGACAAGAGAAAGATCATCAATAGGATTCCAGAAATTGATGACAACTTCAAGACCTTGTCACCACTTAGAGATATACTATTGTATATCATCCAAGCTAGCACGAATGAAGACGTGTTTACTAAATATAGTAGTTCGAAATCACCAATACAACTAATCCAGGATGAGAGTAAAATCATCAAAAGGAGATTCAGCTCGTATTTCACATGCTACACTGTGAAAGTTGCATGTAATCTGATAATGAGGCTTAATATGGAGAACAAAAAGACGAAGTTATGGATGCAGCCATACCTGAATCAAGAAACATTGACAACATTTCTCGAGGATTTATATGGGAAAACCCTATCACAGGATGTCAACTACAGGCTCAGAGCTCAAATAGATAGCAGAAGGGAGAAGAATGGTGACTCTGAGCTTATCAAATCTGTGTACTCTGTTTGCGTATTAAATAAACTTTACCCTGGGAAATTTATAATAGAGACTGTTGATGAGTATCCCATAGGTGATATGATTGGTGACATTGATGTAGGGAAATTAAGCATGGATGATTTGCTCAAACTAGCAATCATCAGGAAAGAAATATGGGACTGTGACATACTAATCAGTGAATATGATAGATCAAGGATGTTCTCAAAGAAATACATAAAAGCACAACGTTTCGTTGATGGAAAGTATTTGGGTCCAATAATATGTGATGTTAGATATGGGTCAACTGTAATGAGAATAGAAGGAGAGCCTGGCTCTATGTCATTGACAGTTAATAAATACAACATTAATGAAATATTAATGGCTATGATGTTGTTTGTGAATGACAACTTCCCCCAGGATAGATATAGTCACCCAACAATGTGGCATATGTCCAGAGTATGGCAGACACAATTCAAGTTTGGGAAAATGTTCCTAACTGCATACACACAATCAGCAACCAACATAACAACAACTTCTCAGATAAACTCAATCCCGATAATGTTAGCTGAGACAATGAAATTTGATGATGCATTCTTAACGGCTGGAGACACAATATATACTATTGAGGAGAATCTCAGAACTGTGTTTAAGGAGATTGACGGTAAGAAAATCAAGATTGGCAACGTGAAACAGAATCTATCATGCCCGTTAGCAAAAAGGATCAATTGTAGTTATGACAAGATAGATGGGATAACAAATAATGAGTTACTTCATAGCAAGATAATACTTAACTTGACAGTGAAAAGGCCATTTGCAAATAGTAAGACTGACATGGAAAAGATGATCAATGATGCCAGCCAGATCACAGATGGGATAGTAGTGTCTATGTACAAGAACATCTTGTCTAAATTTACTCTGAGTGTGACACCACATCAGTTTGAGCATCTAAAGCCATTAGAAGCCATAGAAGATTATGTGATACATGGTTACGACACATCCAAATACATTACAGCTCATGATGAGACTGAAGCAGCAGATCTGTCACATGTGGAAACTAATTTCATGTATGAGGAAATTGAAGATAGTGGTGCCATAACAAAATACAATAGCATCATCAAATACATGGCTCAGTGTGTCCTATTAACTCAAACTGAAGTTGATAGAGACCATGTAGTGTCTGGTATACTCAATGACCCAAGTATAATTAGAAAGATATCAGCTGATGCTATGGATGAAGATACTGAAGAACTCCTTAATGATATGATCGAAACCGAGGACAAGACTGCAAATATAACAACTATATGTTTTATAATTGCTAATGATCTGGACAACCAGCATGGCTGGGATAGGCTAGATGTTAAAAAGATACTTGAAGATGGAATAACAATGGGAACGAAATTCTCGAGCAATATCCTGCAAATAATCAAAC